GAGAGCGTTGCCGCGGTGTTGATAATGGTCGATAACGACCGCCACAAGCTAGATGTTTTGTTAAACCAGTCGAGGACCGACCAATGATTGACCATATCGCCGGTATTATCTCAGTTCTTTCGATTCATACGGCAGGAGGCACAACTGTTGACCCGCGCGATGTCGTCCGTGCTGTGATCGAGGCCATGCGAGATCCAACGCCAGCCATGGTAGATGCAGGTGATCGGGAGATTTATATTAAGATGATCGGCGTGGCGTTGAATTCGAATAGCTAATGGCTCCTAATCCGCTAGAGGTTTATTCTGGACAAGAAAGGCATTGCTACATCGACACTCGCCCCGCTCGACGCATTGCCCTACTGAAATTTCGCGCGTCGGACAGTTATGTTGCACTAGAGCGGCAATGAGCGCGTCGATCCGCATGACGGCGATTTGATGCTTGCCATTGTAATCCTCAAATCCGCGAACGGCCTCCAAGCTATTTTCAACCATCAAAACCGCAATACGGCTGGCGAGCAGTTCAAGCTTCCATGCGTCGATCTTTAATCCGAAATGTTCTTCGTGCCACTTGTTCACAAGTTCCCGCGTCATCCCCATTGGGGTGAGTGACGTCGGCGCGTTGTTGGCGACTACCTTGGCGTTCCGTTCACGCTTACGCCGCAACCGGGCGTTTCTTTCGCTCTCGGTTTCAGCAAATTGTTCGTCCCAATCAGGTTGGTCCATGACAAGCCTCTTAGTTGCCGGATTTTCTAATGCCATATAGGAAGCCGCTCGATGCTTGGCCGCAAAGGCAACACGGTCGTATTTCACTGCGGCTCCTAAGTCTACTCTGCCGCTTCCGAATAGCGGCGGTTAAGGTGAGCCATCATGGCTCGCCCGACAAACTCGGTAAATGCTGGCGGGATGGCCTCGCGCAACTTGTCGCGCGGCATCCAGTCGATGCCCATAGCCTTACGCGCCATCGCCACGCCAGAGAAATTTCCGACAACGTGCATGAACTCGCCGTCACGAACGGGACGGCCCATCTTGCGAACTGGTGCGACATGCTCCGGGTGCGGCGGTGCCTGGATCGGGAAGCTGCATTCAAAAAGCCGGTGTCGGTACGTCCGCAGGCCAAACATGGCACCGCATAACTCGACGGTATCAACGAGCGGTGCGCCAACCACATTCTCGATTGCGTAAGGGACGCCAGTCGCAATCAGCCGCTTGCGGATTGGTGCCACAAGATCGGGATGGTCGTTTCTCTGAATGCGCTGGCAAAGCGTGTACGCCTGACATGGCGGCGATGCCGCTACTGCGTCGAAGCCATCCAAGGGGAACGTGAGCGCGTCGGCCTGGTGAAACTCGAATGGGTAGTGAGGCTGCGGATCAATGTCCACGCCGACGACCTCAAAGCCCGCACGGCGATAGCCTTCGGAAGCCCCGCCGGCGCAACAGAAAAGGTCAAGTAGGCGAGGTTTCACGGGCGCTCCTAAAACTCTTGATGGGTTGCGGACATTATGGCGCGTCCGATGATTTCGGGGATGATCGGCACTACGGCGTCTCCGTAGGCCGACAAGAGTTCGCGAGCCATCCCTTTCGGTATCCCATCATCCACTCCGTCAAAGCGAGCAAGGCCGCCGTTCCAAGATTTCCATTCTTCCAGGGCGTCCAACCATGACTGTCTGACGGCCCCCACTTGTTCGCTCGCGGCGACGGCAACATGCGGCGCTTCAATCCGCGCTGAATGTCCGTTTGATTTATTCCGCGCGATCGAAGCCCGCTGCAGCACCTTGGCGTTGGCAATGATCCAGACCCTTGCGCGGAGGTGCGGAGCCCCGGCGAGTGCAGCTTCCACCACGAATGGCCGGCAGGTGTATCCTGCCGCCGCCAATGCATCGTGAATCCGGTCATAGCCTTTAGTTCGGAGTGGAGGGACGTTCTCAAGGCAAATCCAATCGGGTCGCAATTCTTGCACCAGCCGCACGGCTTGCCAGAACAGACCTGTTCGTTCTCCATCAATTCCCTGTCCGCCTTTGACAGTGTTTGCGGAGCTTGCGTCTTGGCAGGGCGGGCTTCCGGCCACAACGTCGATGTGGGGAATGCCGTCTGCTTTGAGACGTTCAACTGTGAGCGTCCTGACATCATCGTAAACCTTCACATGAGGGAAATTGTAGGCGTAACGCGCCCGGCGCCAAGGGATAACCTCGCAAGCGGCGACCGTATTGAGGCCAGCCGCTTCAAGGCCGACACTCCACCCACCGCAAGCGCCGCTGAATAAATCGAGTACATTCACGCTCGATCGCTCCTGTCTTTACTCGCGCCTTTTGTGGGGCGATCCAAGTTTGTTTCTAAGTAGTGTGCGGCCCGGCACTTTGCCAAGACGCTTCTCGATTGCTGCCAGCCGCGCGCCATCATTGGCGAACTTGCGGCTGGTCCAGATGCCTTCAATGATTTCCCATTGTTCCGGCGTGAAGCTGTACTCGACCGGCCTTCCGCTTTTCTCGCGGCCAGCCTTGCCCCGCGCAATGTCGCCAATCTGCTTGGCAGCAAACATCGTGAGCCTATGGCCCGAAAGCGGTGGATCGAGGGAAACGAGTTTGACGTTTTTGGTGCCGGGCTTGTTTTTAATTCGGTCGGCCCGTTCAGCCCATACGTTGCGGCGCTTCGTAAGGCCACCGGCAGCCCCGCCGAGAAGGTACGGCCTATAGACGCGCACAATGCTGTTGGTGCGGATCGAATTGTAGAGCGCCTCGAAATCCTCATACAGCTCGCCATCCATGTGCTGTTTCTGCACACTGGCGCGGCAACTGGGATGGTCAACAATAAAGTCACGAAAGTCTGGTTTTTCACTCATTACCGGAAACCATACAAAACACTTATTGACAAGTCAAGTTTGGCGTGGTTTATATGAGATATGAAAGTCCTGATCGCATGTGAATATAGCGGCGTGGTGCGCGAGGCCTTCCGGGCACGCGGGCACGATGCCTGGTCATGCGACTTGCTGCCGGCAGAGGATTATTCGCCAAACCACATACAGACTGATGCAGAGGACGTGGCATACGCCATATGGCCCCGCAAACCGTGGGACATGCTGATCGCCCACCCACCCTGCACCTTTCTGGCAAATTTTGGTGTCCGCTGCACCTTTCTGGCAAATTTTGGTGTCCGCTGGCTCTACGGCGGCAAAGGTAATGTGGTTGATCCGAAGCGATGGGCCGACATGGATGCCGAAGCAAAGGCAAATTCATGACCTATAAAATCGTCACCGAGCATGTCTACCCGCCAATCCCGATCCGCAGCTTCGATTGGTTGGCGTACTATGACGGCATGGAGGACGGCCTGATTGGCACCGGGGCAACCGAGGCTGAGGCCATAGCAGACCTGATCGATAACAACGATGCGGGTGGTCCGACCGAGGAAAAGCCGAACCGTCCGACATGCAAACCAGACGGATCATGCTGCAACTTTTGTTGCGGCAACTAATTGAAGGATTACCCCGCCATGACGCTCAAAGAGCATTCCTACTGGAAGCGATGTTGGCTCAGGCACGCGGCCAAGGCGGTCAAGCTCCGTGACTATCTCGCCGCCGCCGATGCCTACCGGGCGGCAGCCCACCATGAGGCCGTCATAAAGACGGCCAAGAATGTAAAGGATTAGGCCCGCACATGGCCCGTTTATTTATTGCCAGATTAGGACGCGAACCGGAGCGGCACGGCAGGCGCGGCGTGCATATCCCGCCCACGGTCAGGCAAGTCACAATGGTGCAAGACCGATTGCGGCAGCATCCTGCACGTCACGTCGCAGGTCTCCTGCGTGAACTGGATTACGTACTGCAAGGATCAGACTGGACGGATGACTGCGGAATGAACGGAGTTGCGCGCATCGTTCTGGATAATTGTTCGGTGAACCGTTAAATCATTTTATACCGTTTTGTAGTTCGCTTATTAAAACGGTTATAGGTTTCAATAACGATTGCAATGCCCGCTTTGACCATTTCATTTAAAACGTGTTCGATATCTGCTTTTTTCTTTGACCGAATGCGGTCGCATATAACCCCCAGCGTCTCGCCTTCGTCGCCGGCGATCATGTTGGCGATCTTCGACCGGAGCGCCATTAAAGGGTTGTCCTTGGCTCGGTCGTTCGACACGACAAGTCGGGTCTTCTCCTCAATGTCTCGCTTGATTAATGCAAACGACCAGCGGACGTGTTCTTCGGTACGAATACCGCCCGGCACCGCCAAGACCAGCGACACCTTCGACACAAGCTCGTAGGCGCCGAGAGCCAGCGCTTCGAGGCCTGTTATGGATTTCTGTTCCTCGGCCATGTCCTCAAACCATTCCGTCACGGCTTCCAACATCAGAGCGGCTTTGGCAGTGGTCGGCACAACTGTGCGGTCTCCGTAGTATTCAACGCGGCTGCCGCCGGTCTGGTCGACTTCGCCGTTGAGGAACAACTGCTTGAGCGTCATTTCGAGCGGCATAGGCAACTTGCGCGGTTTGAACTTCTTCTTGGCGCGCGGAACGGTTTCGCGTTCGTTGAATATCAGGGATCGACCGATAAACCCGTTGGTGGCGGATTGGTAATCGACCATGACATCGAAGTTGACCGGCGTTGTGAACCCGATCATCGACAAGAATGGCTTTTCTAGGCCGTTGTCGATCGACTGTAGTTGTTGGTATGTCGCGGCAAGGCGCGCCTCTAAGCCACGGGTTGCCTTGCCCTCTTCGAGTTGCTTTTCGATCTGCTGGGCTTCCTGCCGGATCATGCGGCGGGTTTCTTCTTTCAAGTCGCCGGTCAGAAGCATGAACCCGTTGGCCTTTGAATAGGCCGACATGAGAATGCCTGGCACGCCGTCGAGGTATATGGCCCCGCCCTTGGTCTGAGCGTTTTTGATCTTGCCGAGCAGGTGGGCGATTTCGTCAACGACGTAGTATGAAGCTTGGTGGCGCGTGAGGTTTCGCATTAGTTCTTGTTCGGACTTGATCGAACCGTGCGTGGCAATGTGAATGCCGACCGCCTTGTGCAATTCTGTTATTGATTGAAGGATTGCCTCTTTTCCGGTGCGTGATCCGGCGACGCAGAACATGAACAGGTTGCCGGTGACGCCGTCGAGGTCGTCAGTGTATCGAAGCCCGATGATGTTGCCCATGACGGTTATTGCCCCGGCAACGGCGAGGTGTTCGCGCGGCCTGCGGCATTGATCGTTGATCCACTCGGCGACGGTGCCGACAAAGCCCGGCGGTCGCTTGAGGTCAATGTCGGATATGTCGAACGGCAGGCCGCTGACTACTTCCTCGCTGTAATCAACAGTGGGCGTAAACTCTACCGATTGTTTCCAGCCGTTCTGCTCGGCGTAGTGGACGAGCGTGCCAAGCGTAACGGGGTTTGCCGACTTGCCGAATGAGTGCCAGCGACGCTCTAACTTGTCGCGGCCCGGATATTTCGTGCCGCCGTTGGACCACTTGTCCCAGATGTCAAAAGCTGTGCCGCCGGATGCGTGGTGCGCGGCCATGCCGCAGCGGACCCACGTTTCGTGGTCGGTGTCCGGGTCAATCACCGCAAGCATTTCGGCGATGTCGGCGTGCGCCACGTCGATATGCGAACCGTCCGCTAATTCAGCGCGGTGACGTTCGGGCTTGCGCAGCAGGTCGATCAGTTCTGGTGGCGCGTCGTCAATGTCGGCTGGTGTGCCTACGACCGCGACGTAACGGTTTCCCGATGAGTGCAGCGACCCCGGCCCAACGACATAGCCCGACGATTTGAAATCAACGCCGGGGAAGTCTGCATGGTGCTGCAGCAGCGCAACGCCTTCGGGGATTTTGAAATATAAGTGCTTTGATCCGCCGCCCGATCCGGTTTCCACGATAAGCCCGGCGCCTGCAACGGCGGGGATTCTCTCGACGAGGGTTGCGTATGCATCGACGCCGCCGTTGCGCGCATCGACGTCGATCACTAACAGGCCCCGCACGACAATACCGTAGCCGGTGGCGAGATGGCCGGTTTCTTTCTCCAAAGTGTTAAATTGATCTTCGGCCCAATGCGGCGTGTTCTGCCATTTTGACGACCGTGGATGCTTCAGGATTGCCGTGCAAGACGGCAGCCCGCAGTCGCATTTGCCGTCGTTCGTGACGCCGTGCAGCCCAAATACGCGGTGGCCCGCCTCCCAAAACGCGCGTGCGGTCATGGGTTAATTCCGACTGAGATAGTCGGAAAGAACCTTTACCGTCTCATATTTCGCCCCGGTCTCGCCATCGGCGATGGCCTTGACGGTGGGGTAAGATAGGCCGCAGGCGTCGGCAACAACGCCAATTCGGCGGTCCTTGAGCGCGTCGCGGACCTGCTCGATGGTCATTATGCTGGGCTGATTCATAAGTTTGGCCTTTATTCAATCAAAGTGCAGCTTGACAATATAAAGCAGGACCAATAATGTCAACCCCGTTAGCAAAAAGGAGAAGCTCACATGAGCATCATGAAAACGATTGGCAAACCCGCCGATCGACCGGTCATCGTCACCATCACGGGTGATTCTGGAGTTGGCAAAACTAGCCTCGCCGCAACCTTCCCAAAGCCTATTTTTATTCGAGCAGAAGATGGCCTCCAGGCCATCCCTGAATCAACGCGCCCAGACGCATTCCCACTTTTAACGTCTCCCGACGAACTTTGGGAGCAGCTAAAGGCTCTGATCCATGATGACCACGAATATAAAACGCTGGTCGTTGACAGCGTTAGCGCACTGGAAAGGCTTTTCGTCCAGAGCGTCGTTGATAGTGACCCAAAGAAGCCGAAGGGCATACAGCAAGCTCATGGCGGTTATGGCGCGGGTCGGGAACAAGTTGCGACGATGCACGCTCGCGTTCGTAAAGCTGCTGGATTACTCGGCGAGCGTCGCGGTATGCACGCGGTGTTTGTGGCTCATGCCGACACGTCGCGGCTTGAGCCGCCGGATGGCGATCCGTATATGCGCTACACGCTTCGCCTGCACGAAAAAAGCATGCCGTCTTATGTCGATGATGTTGATCTGGTTGGTTTTCTCAAGCTGGAAACATTCACGATGGGTGAAGGCGAGCGCAAGAAAGCTATTTCTGACGGCACTCGTGTTCTTGTTACTCATGCGACTGCTGCTTCGGTCAGCAAGAACCGGTTTGGTATCACTGAGCCGATTACGGTTTCGCCCGGCGTTAATCCGCTTGTTCCGTTTATTCCGTCGTTGAGGAGCTAAAAACATGTCATCATTCTGGGAACTTTCGACGGGCGATACCGCCAAAAGCGACGGCGAATATGAAGTAGGAGGAGGAAATTTCGACCCAATTCCTGAAAAAACGCAATGCCTCGCCGTAATAGACGAAGCAAAGTGGGATGAGAAGGAAGGTGCCCGTTTCATATCATTGCGTTGGTCTGTATTGGCGCCGGACGTATATAAAAACCGGAAGATATATCATAAGCTCTGGGTAGCTGATGCCGACCCTATGGCTAAAGACGCTGACAAGAAACGTGATAAGGCTAAATTGATGCTGGCGGCAATCGACGGTAACGCAGGCAAGAAGTTGTTTGCGTCGCCCGATGAGCCGACCGATCAAAGCCTTACTGATTGCCTTTGCCTGAAGCCCATGCAGATCATGATTATGCAGTGGGCGATTAAGGATGCAACAGGTACAGAAAAGAAGGGCAACTGGATTGGCGCGGTATCGTCCAAGGGGGGCAGTGCAGCAGTTACGGCACCTTCAAAAAAACCTATTATAGACGACGATATTCCGTTCTGACGAATAAGAGCGGCGCGTGTAACAGCGCGCCGTTTTTCTGTGCGCGGCCCGGCATGGCAGGGCGAGGCAAGGCAAGGCACGGCAAGGCAAGGCAAGCAAATTGTAGCTTAGGGGGCTGTCTTTCGGGGCAGCCCCACGAGGTACAATCAGTACCACAAGGCGCGGCGCGGCTCGGCTGGGCTGGGCAGGGCACGGCGCGGCAAGGCTTGGCAAGGCAAGGCAAGGCAAGCAAATAAACAATCGGGGGTCACATGGAACAGCGAAGCGAGAAATGGTTTAACGTCCGCAAGGGTCGCGTAACGGGATCATCGGTAGGGGCAATACTCGGCCACTCACCGTGGTCGTCACCAGAAGACGTTATGCGCAGGATGGTTCGAGAATGGCACGGTGCACCGTCCGAATTTGAAGGCAACATTGCCACAACATGGGGCACGTCAAACGAAAACGGTGCCATTCAAGAATATTCGATGGAAACAAACAACACCGTTGAGAAGTGCGGTTTCTTTGAATACAAAGACTGGCTTGGAGCATCGCCAGACGGTTTGATCGGATCTGACGGGCTGATTGAAGTGAAATGCCCATTTTCATACCGCAACTTGGAAAAGCCTATCCCGTTCAAGACGGCGCGGGATCAAATGCACTATTACGCGCAGATTCAGATTCAACTATTGGTGACAGATCGCAAGTGGTGCGATTTTTATCAATGGGCTCCAGCGGGTACTAGCCTTGAGCGCGTAGATCGAGACGATACCTTTATAGATTCATCCACGCCGGTGTTGTTTGCTTTCTGGAACAAATATCTGCGCGAGCGGGAAAATGCGGAAGACCACCTAGCCCCAAAGCGGGCGTTAATTGATACCCCACGGGCTTTGCAGCTTCTGGCGGAATATGACGACATAGTACGGTCAATTGATGCCGCGACCGAACGGAAGAAAGAGATAATTGACAGCTTAGTTCAGATTTCCAATGGCAAAAGCGCAAAGTTTGGTTCTCGCAATTTAACACTTGTTAAAAAAGAGGGCTCGATCTCCTACGCCAAAGCAATCAAATCAATTGCTCCGGAAGCTAATCTGGAACCTTTTCGCGGGCTGCCTAGCGAATATTGGATGCTGAAATAATGCTTCGTCCATATCAGCAAGACGCACACGACGCGATCATCCAATGGGTGAAGAGGTCGCGTGCGTTTTGCATGATTGAAGCGGCTACCGGTTCCGGTAAGTCGCATATTATTGCAGCCGTGGCAAAAACAATCCACGAATACAGCAACGGCAAGCATGTTCTGTGCCTCGCGCCGTCAAGCGAGTTGGTCGTGCAGAACCATGAAAAGTATTTATTAACCGGCAACCCGGCGTCGATCTTTTCGGCAAGTGCTGGCAAGGTATCCTTGCGGCATCCTGTTGTTTTTGGAACGCCGATGACCGTGAAAAACCGCATCAATAAGTTTGGCGATCAATTCGCAATGGTTGTTATCGATGAATGCCACGGGATATCGCCAACAGTAAAAAGCATCGTCGAAGCCATGCGGGAGAAAAACCAGAACCTTCGCGTGGTGGGCATGACGGCAACGCCGTATCGGTTAAACAGCGGATATGTATTTGGTCAGTTCCCGGACGGAACGCCAGTTCCTGCCCACCAGACAGAAAAACCATATTTTGAAAAGTGCGTATTCAGAATACAGGCGCGGGAATTGATTGACCAAGGATATCTTACCAAGCCCACGATCGGCGCCATTCGGGCCGTCAGCTACCGCACGTCGCACTTTGAACTGAACAGTCGGGGCCAGTTCGACGCTGAAGACATTGACATGGCTTATCATGGTCAGGGCCGTAAAACATCGGCCATCATTGCGGACGTCGTTGCCCAATCGAAGGATCGCCGAGGCGTCATGATTTTTGCGGCAACGGTTCGTCATGCACAAGAATGTATGGCCAGCCTTCCGCCTGGCTTGTCTGCGATTGTGACTGGCGATACCCCGCGCATCGAAAGGGCCGATATATTATCGCGGTTCAAAGCGCACGAGATTAAGTATCTCGTTAATGTTGCGGTTTTGACTACGGGTTTTGATGCCCCGCACGTTGATGTTATTGCGCTGCTGCGTGCGACAGAAAGCGTCGGGCTAATGCAACAAATCATAGGCCGGGGGTTGCGTATTAGCGATGGCAAGCAAGATTGCCTTTTGCTTGATTACGCTGAAAACTTCGAGCGGCACTGCCCGGATGACGATGTTTTTTCTCCTGTCGTGACGGCAAAGCCCGTTGCCGATAACAGCAAATACATAAAGTGCTTGTGCCCGCTTTGTAACGTCGAAAACGAATTTAAGGCCCGCCCTAATCCAGATAATTATGAAACCAATAATCACGGCTACTGGGTTGATTTAGACGGCTTTGCTATCCCGACCGAATTTGGATCAATGCCAGGTCATTTCGGTCGGCGGTGCCAGAGCAAGTTAGTCGTGGCTGGCGATTTGGTGCAATGCGGATATCGCTGGACCAGCAAAGAATGCCCGCATTGCGATGAACCAAACGACATAGCGGCAAGATATTGCGAATCCTGCAAAGGCGAAATTGTTAATCCAAACGACAAGCTGCGGATTGAATTTCAGGAGATGAAGCGCGACCCGACCAATAGACAGACCGACAAGGTGCTGTCATGGACGGTGAAGCCGTCAATCAGCCGGACGGGTAAACAGACCGAGAGAATTGACGTTATAACCCCATATAGGTCGTTTGCTTTCTGGCTAATGAGGCATCCCACATGGAGCCGTGCCGCGAGGGACCGGGATTTATTTCTTGCCCTAGGAAATGTTGCACCGCAAACAATTACTTATTCAAAAGACCCGGAAACGGGGTTTTATCGTGTTTTTGCTTACAACAGGCCAATAGATGAAATTCCCGAATAACCTTAATCTCTACGGCAATCTTGAGTTTCGGGGGGTATGCCCGAGCGAGACGGTTGAACAGGTTACATTTTTCGCTAGGTTAAGGCGACAATGGCCCCTATCATGGGGGCTGATTGCGGTGCATGTCAGAAATGAGGGCAAGAGGTCCTTTATGCAGGCAGCGCGTCACAAGGCCGAGGGCATGACGCCTGGCGCGGCTGACGTTATAATTCCCGGCTCGCCAGCGTTCGTGTGCGAGATTAAGCGCCGAGACCATACGAAGTCTAGGTGGCAGGATGGTCAAGTAGAATATCTCGAAGCGTGTGCAAAGGCAGGCGCGTTTGTTTGTGTAGCTCTTGGGTGTGACGCCGCAGTTAATGCGTTTGAGGATTATTTGAAATTGAAATAAGGAGCTTGGTCTTTGGTTAACCAGACGCAAAGTGACCCCCGTCTGGACGGATCGACAGTGGTCTCCCCCACGATCCGAGCGATTCGCACCGCATTACCAAAGCGTAAGCCGGGAACCGGGCCAAGAATACTTCCATGAAAACCGTATTGTGCGACATAGACCACACAGTGTCTAACGCCACATGGCGCGACCCGCTCATTGGCGGGAATTGGGACACTTACCATTCTGAAGCCGCGTATGATCTGCCGATATCGGCCATGGTCAATATTTTGATAGCTTTGGCCGATGCGGGTCACTCGATTATTTTCATTACAGCACGTCCTGAAAAATGGCGGCAAGATACTTTGCAGTGGCTCTCAAAACACGACATTCCGTTCAATGAATTGTTAATGCGGAAAGATACAGATTATCGGCCGGCTCCGTTGATGAAAATGGACCTTGCGACAACGAGATTTAAAGATATCAAATCCGAAGTCCTTTGTATTTTCGATGATCGAGACGACGTTATTGACATATTCAAGAAGTCTGGTGTTGTCTCATTTCAAGTAGCAAATGACCGTCCCAAACCAACTAGCTGAACTTGCAAAGCTGTATCAGCAGCGCAACGCCCAGTACGGAGACACTTATAAGCGTGTTGGTAACGTCTTGTGGGAAATTTTCGATGGTAAGATAAATCTAGAAACAGCAGACGACATTAACCGATTTGTAACCTTTACAATGGTAATAATGAAAATGTGCCGATATGCCCAATCATTCGACAACGGGGGGCATGCGGATTCATTGGATGACGCCGCCGTCTACGCTCAAATACTACGGGAGATAGACGGTGATGAACAGGGGGAATGAAATGGTCAAGCTTGTTGGAGAAATCCGAAGCATCGTGACGATGCTCGACGCGGCAACGGATACAGCCGCGCAGGCTATTCTTGAAGGCGACCAAAAAACATTGCTGAAAACCCTTGAACTTATTCATCGGCAATTTTTGCTTGGGTCTGGCGTGTCCAGCATGGCGAAAAGGAAGATAAATTGAACGCAATATTAGAAATAACGATGATTTCCGTGCTGGCGGTGGCGATTTCAGTTATATTTTACTTTTTTCTCTTACTTATCGGGTGAAAAATGGGTTTTCATAAGCCTTATAGGCTAAAAAGGCTCAATCTCAAGCCAGAGGTCTACACTTATAGTGTGGTTACTTACTTCCTTGTTAGCCTTGTATTGTTTGTGACATTTATGATATTATTGGGTGTTTTGTTAGTCTTAAAAACTACGTTCGCTTAATCCTAAGCGCGCGCCATAATAACCCAACTCAAAAGGGGCCACCTATGACGACACTTAAGATCATGGCAGTTGCTATTGCTGCTTTGTTTATTACGACGTCCGCCTATGCCAAGCCACGCATTGCCGAATCGTATATTTTCTGTGACGAACGTGGGTGCAGACAGTCTGACGAAGTTCACCAAACGCCTAAGATTATCGTTGAAACCGCCCGTAAGACCCAGAAGCAGGCCCGGCGGGTTATTAAAGACGTAGTTGCATCCGGCGACTATCTAGTAGACAAGGCGCGGCACTACCTCGGCACAAACCCTACCGGCTGGAACGCCGTCTGGTGCGGCAAGTTCATGGCGATGATCGCGCCTGAAGCCGCAGCCAAGATCAAGAACCCCAACCGGGCCCGCGACTGGGCCGCCTTGCCGCATGTCAGCCCGCAAGTCGGGGCAATTGCTGTATTCGCACGAGGCCGCAACGGGGGCCACGTCGGCATCGTGACCGGGTTTGAGGGCAACAATCCAATCATTGTTTCAGGAAATCACAATCGCCTTGTTCGTGAAGGCGTATACCCCGCTCGCCTTGTGATCGCATATGTTTCGGGGGCTTAATCCCCGTTCGACCGGGCATTCCGCCCATTAACTTGAGGAGTTCTAAATGAAAAAGCTTGCTCTTACGCTTGCCGCGCTTGCCTTGTCGGCGGCTCCGGCTGTTGCCAAAGATCGTTATGTTGATCGTTCGCCGTCGATTCTGGAATGTGGCATTTTCTTCATTCCGGCCAATTGCTCGCCGCTTGACCGTATCGTTGGCGGCGCGATTGTCGGCGGCGCTCTTGGTTTTGGCGTTGGCGCGATCGTCGGCGCGGCTGGCGGCTCGATTGCCGGTGGCACGCTTGCGGCGACTTCGACTGTTGGCGTTGCCGGTTCCTATGCCGTGATCGGCGCCGGCGCTGGTGCGACCACTGGTCTTCTTGTAGCTCGTTAAGATAAATAGCCCCGGCGGTTTCGGCTGCCGGGGTTACTTGTCTGCTTTTTCATCAAGTTTGTCGAATATTTTATTGAGCATGTTTTTTATTTCTTTCATGCTATCGGCAAATTCGTCTTTGCGAATGTAGATCGACGGCAGATCAACTTCAATTTTGTGTATGTCTTCTTTTAATTTTCCGACAGCGTCCCATATTTGTTTACAGAACCAGCCGCCAACTGCGATTGATATGTAAACGCCCCAATTAACCAGTGTTTGATATTCCATGTGCGCAACGTCAATCATTGCCGAGGGCGCTTCCACCCGAGAACGCGGATGCCAGCTTCCTGTGTTTCGCTAATCCATTCTTGATCGCGGCGTGTCTTGCCCTTGACGGCAAATCCGGGGTCGCGGAAGACCTTGTTAAGGCCGCTAACGCTTGCCGGGACCGGCGGGGATGCACACCCCGTCAGCAACGCTCCAGTCGCCGCCATCAGCAAAACATTTCTCAACAGTGTTTTTGGCACGATCGGCTTCCTTTTTGGCTGCGCCATCCTGGGCGGCTATGGCGTGAATAGCTTTTTGATAACCTACATTTTCGTAGTGTATTTTTATGCCGACCCAACTTGACGCGATGAGGGCGGCCAAAAACAAGTATTTGCCGAGGGGCGAGAATAAAAAGGAAATCATCAATTTGAAGCGTCCTTGGCGCGGTTACGCTTAATTAAGCCCCATACCGCAATGCCTGCGGCAAGAATGGTCAGCAAGAGGAGGCCGTATTTGACGTACCGGATAGTGTCCGAATAGGGGGCCAATTGCTGCTGTATCTGGTCAATGGTCGCCGTGACGCTGCCAAGGCCCGCAGAGGCACCGCCGGCAGTTTCCGGTGTCATATTGAGGGCTTTGTCGTCGGCCTTCTGAGTGGACGCCCTAGGGGCAGTATCGGGCAAGTCTGTGGACATAATGCCCTGCGGAATGGGTTCTGCCACGACCATTTTAAGGGCCGCCTGTTCGACTTCATCAACCCGCCGCAGCCACCCCCTGCCGAAATGGCTAAACGTCCTCAGTGACCGGTAAAAAGCCCTCCGGCGGTCGCTTATTTGCCGGATTATAGCAGACTTGTCGGATTGCCCTAAAATGGCGTCTAGGGTCACGAGGCCCATATGCCCATCGGCTGTGACGCCCACGGCTCGCTGGATAATCCGAGCACCCTGCACCGGCCCCATATTGACGAACATATCGAAGGCTTCGTAGTCAACCCCGTCCGGCAGGCGATCGCACCACGGATCCCAGTACTGGGTTTTGTAGATTGCCTTGACTTCCTTGTCGGTGGCTTTCCAGACGTCTTTCGGCTCGCCCAGCCAAGATGTGTATTCCCGTTGGGTTATGCCGCGAGACGTGCGCCCGCCGGGGTCCTGTGGATCGTCGTCGTTGCCGCCCTCATGTTTGAGGACCAGCGCCAGGCACTTGCTGAAATTGGCGGCGGTCACGGGATGTTGCCGCCAACCGGATTAGGCGCACCGGCGGGCGCGTCCGTGACAATCTTTACCCCGGCACCGATGGCGGTTGTAGTCCACGGGCTTTCGTTCATGGGGCCGTAGCAGTCGGCGAGCTTGTGACCGTTGACGCGGGTGGGTCGCACGACGCACGGGAACGACCACATGTTTGACATGCCGCCGCCGGGCGCTGCGGTTGTTGTAAAGGCGCGGTGAACGGCGGTCTTGACCTTCCAGTCGGGTGCCTGCGGATATTTGCTACGGGCTGAGAACAGCGACCATACCTTGCCTTTTGGCGTGGCGCAGGAACCGTTCATGAGGCCAAGGTCGGCAATAGACGGCCCGCGCAGCACTGGGCAGACCGAGTGTCCCTCGCGGAATGTGACGCCCTTGAC